CCGCCGTAGCGAGTGCGGAAGTTGCAACCGCATCGGTCAAAATCGTACCCTTTGACTCGAACGCATAAGTCGCACTTGCGGCATTTGGTGCAGTTAAATGGAAGGCCCCATTATTGCTTGCTAAGTTCATTATCTGAACCGATGACCCACCATCGTAAAGCCGATAGACCACAAACGCTGCAACGTACTCATCCTGAGTAACCGCAACTAAACAAATCGTGCTTACGTCTTTAATCGCCAGTTCAAAGTCTGCTTTTGTCCACGGTTCCTCAAATGCCAAACGCTCGATAGATGCAACGTCGAACAGGTCTGCTCTAGTCATCCAGCGTACTTTGAGTTTGGCTTGAGTTTTCATACAAACTCCCCTGCCGACTGAATCAACCTCTCCAATTGAACAACTCTTTTCTCTGTCATTGTTGGACAAAACGCATGCAGCAATTCGTGCCTTACCGTCGCAACCTTTTCGTCTGAGGTGAGTTTCTCGTCAATTAATATCTGTCTTGTGTCGTAAATGCAGACACCGCATAACGCTTTGCCTGAGTGCTTACCGTGTCCCTCTTTGTATTTCTCTTGCAATGTCTCCTGCGTTGCGAGTCGAACCTGCCAAACCTCTTTGTCAATTTTGAAGGTTTTAGGCTTCATGACGGACGAACCTCGCCTGCCTTGTTTATCCGCTTGTTGTAAACTCCAAAACTGCCTTCCTTATCAACCTCGATCATGGCACAACCTTGTGACCACCGATTCACTCTCGCATATTCTGGCGTTAAATCGCACAAGCAACCAACAGACCAAACGAATGTCTCATCGTGCCAAACGTTTGTATCTGCGTGTCCGCTTGCCTGATGTGAATGACCGACCAGTATTGTGTGATGTGTTCTGAGGAATGCACCTCTTGCAGGATTCACCGGAGAAAATATACTTCGACCCAGCTCGTGTCCATGTGCTATTGGTAGCTTTCCTGCCATGACGAATCGCTGATCGTCAACCATTTCAATTCCAAGATTGTCAAGCTGTAGCAATTCATTCAATTGACATTGCGGCAGGTCGTAAATCTCTGGAGCTCGATTCCAGATGAAATGCTGCCATCGTTCCTCATGGTTTCCGAGTTTGTAAACAATCCGGCAATTCTTCCCAAACTCTTGCCGTAACCATTCCAATCCCTGAACCACTGATTTTAGTTCTTCGCTAAACCTCCGTTTCCTTGGATCTTTTTGCCATCTGCTGCACTGGTAGAAGTCTGCGAAATCTCCGTTAATCAGCAGCACATTTGGTTTTAGTTTTTTCAGGTGATCGACTGCCGATTCAAACGCGATAGGCGAATGGTACGGAACGTGAACATCGGAAATTACCGCAACCCTGATATCGTTTCCAAGATCGTAAGGCGTCCAAGGTTCTGCCAGTGATTTTGGTGGCTCAAGTGGCTTTGCGTCAGACTTCCCTTTCGGCCTTAATTGCGTTGCCGTTTTCCTGTTTCTCTTACCGTTTGCCCCTCGAATTGTTCTGATTATTGATCGTGCCGTTTCATGCGTGAAACAAGTTGGATTCTCTTTTGCCAAACGTCTTGCGAGTCCGTGATTGCTTGCCTCTGGAAACTTCTTGCAAAGTTCCTCGGCTATGACCCGTCCCGCTGTTCTTGGAATCGGCATGTTGCCTCTTGTTGTCTGTTAGTTTGTTTTTGGAACAATCCAAATTCCAGACCGCTCAACCGATGTGCGTCTAGCAGGCCCTTTCATGGTGATTGATCCCGTGGAGGTTGCTATCACTTCAGCATTGTTTTCTGTAATCGGTGTCATTGCCGTTGCCGCATTACTTACAGATTTACAAGCACCTACAGGGAACTCTCCAGCGTAGCCCGCAAACCCATCTGGTCTGCTGTACGACACGATATTGCTTCCAGATGTCCATGACATTTCGACATCGACAGGATGATAAAACCCAGTAGGAAAGAAAAAGAAATTACCCGACAAGGTTGTCGGATCGCCAATCGGCTGTCCCGTCGCTGTGTTGTAATCGTTTAGTAGTTCTGCTGTTATCGTGTTCCTAGCAGGATCGCCAACAAAATCCAGCGATGCAATGACATAAAGTCTCTGCGACATCTCATGGTATACCAAGCAGCCCGCGTTTAGTCCCCTGTTGCTTGCGGTACCAATACTAAAAGGTGACACTTCTGGCAGCACGATAGTTATCAGCTTACCATTCTGCGTCACTGAGGAAATACTACTGCTATTCCTCACGCTTGTGTAATGTCCAAGACTTACCGGTATTGGCGAACTTTGCAAAACTGCCGAACCTCTTGCCTGTCTTGCACAAAACGGAATCACGGCATTGGCGTTTGATGTTACCGAATCACCGAACCCGCCACCTGATTGCCCCAATGTTGTGAGATTGATAAACCCTTGATTCGAATAGCCCGACCAGCCGCCCTGGTGTTGACCCAAAAACATCACGTTGCAAGTTGAATTGAAAGCTATAGCTTTCGCCCTTGTCGTTGGTTGCGTCCAGTGTGTCGCATTGCCAGATATTGGAGAGTCAATTCGGCAGCGTGATGGAAGTCCATCGATTATCAATGGGCTTTGCATGTTTTGCAACCACGATCCTGCTATCTGTAAATTCGCATTTTTGAGAACTATGATTGCCTTCGGTATGATGCATCCATCATTTGAAAATGATATTTCCGAGTCCTGAATTGTGAACGATCCAGATAGCGTTGTGGTCGATGAACAAACGCCTATCCTTTGAATTACTTCGGCTTGACAGTTCCTCATTGAAATTGCAGAGCCAAGATGCAGCGTTGGAATATTAAAAATCTGATAGCAAGAGCCGATGAACGTAGATTCGAATAGACATTCGGCCTCGCCCGTTTGCAGCCCGATCAACGTGGTTGTCGCTGCGGTATGGCAGACATTGATAATCGAGTTCCTAACGGAAATTAACCTGTTTTGAGTTCCCCCCCAACTAACGGCGTAGCAATTCCATTCCAATCGGCATCCTGAGATGTCAACGAAATCACCATTGCCATCGCTCGGTGCTCCCTGAATCGCAATAGCAACTCCGAAACCGGAAATCGTGACATTGTTAATTCTCGGTGCTGAAGAAAACGCACAATTATATTGAGTTGATTTATTCATCCCGGGCAAACCTACCGGGAACGCATAATCAGCGTAAGCAATTTCAGGCTTTATTCCTATTCGTGGATCGACATGAATTCCAGCCGAAACTCGATAGCGACTCAGCACGTTTGCTGGCGCGATTGGCGGAATCCAGTTGCTTTCCGTTTCAGTTTGCAAGTTTTCATGCCCGAGATTATTGGAATAGATATGACCAACCCAAGGCCCGACCAATGCTAAATTTTTAACCGTTGTAAATCTTCCACCTTGAATCTCAATCCCGTTTTCCCATGAATTAGTAAACAGCATTACCCCAGTGTTGATCCCATTCGGTTGCGTCCCAATGGGGCCAGTCAACACAACTTGTCGAAACGTATCGCCGTATCCTAATCGAAGCGTGTTAATTAAGTGCTGGCCGGGAGCGAGCGAAACTAAACCGCTTTTTGTGAAGTACATTTCGTTGTCGATGAAGCATTGAATTGCTAACGTGTCATCGGTTCCCGTCGAGTATGTGTTCGAAAAGGTTTTGGCAGCATCGCCAACAGCACCCCAGTGAAATTGCGATGAACGAGACGCTTTCGTTGTCCAAACTCTGCCGCCTAGCGATAAATCAAAAATATGATCAAACAGTTGAGCATCGTACCCACCACGCAAAACAATAGTCACCCCCGACCCCGGCTTTAATCTTGCGCCAGATTCAAACTTAACCAGATTTTCGATTATCAAATCCGATCCTACAAAATGATTGCCAAGCGGAACGGAAACAACCCCGGCATTATCCGCAGCAACTAAAGTAGATCGGTAGTCTTTGGAATTGGTCATAGCGTTACCCCAGGTGTTAATCGGCTAATAAGGCTTTTTATTTGCGAGATCTGTCCCGCTGTAAAATCGCGATCATAAGACCGCCCCGGCAATGCACCGAAAAACATTTGCAAGTTTGCTGGTAGCGTAGTCCCTCCCCGGCGGAACAGATAGAGAACCGCGTTTGAGTAGTTGCCGGTTCCTTGATCGCCAGTGTTCTCGACTGCCGCATTGTTATCAATTTGAATGCGAGATAGATTGCCGGAAATATCTCCCGATGCTGTGACAACCCTGCCCGCCGTAGCGAGTGCGGAAGTTGCAACCGCATCGGTCAAAATCGTACCCTTTGACTCGAACGCATAAGTCGCACTTGCGGCATTTGGTGCAGTTAAATGGAAGGCCCCATTATTGCTTGCGATGCTGGTAGTCAATTCACAAACCGTCCCTCTCGCCGCATCACTTAGCCGACGCAATCCGAAAAAAGCCGATACTACATCTAAACCTGAATAATTGATCGCTGAAGTTGCATACCCGTCGTCAACCCCATCCGGTTGAACATAATAACAATCGGCTTGGCCTGATTCGGTAACGTCGTAAGCGGAAACGACTTTTTGGTAAGTTCCCCTTGCTGTGCCAGCTTCAAATTGTGCCCATCCAATGTTGATGGACCCTAATGCGTTTGTGTCCATCGTACCAATCACACTATTTGCCGCCGGCGTTATCAAAACTTTCGCAGTAGTGCTACCCGCGCCGCTAGTTGTTTTTACTTCGACAAGCCAAAAACTATCTGAATAGGACGAAACGGCTATAGTCCCGGCTGCTAAACCCGCCCGCGCTACCGTCGCGCCGGTTTTTGTATTCACAAAATGCCGATTAGTAACCGCAGACCCACCAGAAAAGTCTAACCCAAATTCTGGAAATCGCGTTTCGTCATTGTCTTTAGCCAGCAAAAAAGAGAAAACGTAGGCGGTATTGGTCGCGACGCCCGTTATGTCCTGACTTGCGAACAAAAACCCGACCCCGCTATCGGTCAATCGGTCAATCGTTGCGACGCCCGCCGGGTCGTTACTGACATTGGACGAGACCGATACCGTTTTGACCCAAATATCGTTGCTAAAATCTTCGCTATAGGTCAATAAATTACGTCTACCGCTTTTCGGCACTCGCCCATAGATTCCGCGATTAGCGTCCGTCCCTTGCGTTGCGTTCTTGCTATTTCCGCTGAAGTCGATCAAGGTCGCAACCGTCGCACCCAACGTGTTAGCCGCGATCATATCTGGATGACCGGGAATGAACATTGGCCCAACTGTACCAGATGGAAACAACAAGCCTTTCAGTTGTGCAAATGTTGAAGTCCCAAAACCGGGACAAAGCATCACTTCATCAGATATGCTCATCGTTTACCAAGCCTCGCTGCAAAGTTGATTTTATCGCGTGCGTTCAATTCGTAGCTCGACTGATCGCCATTCATTATCGAAGTCCGGTCTACAACATGCTTGAGTCCCAGTTGATGCCCGAATTCATGCTTGGCTACAGCTTGGATAAATCCAGGATGATTAAGAAACCGCTGCCCCCTCGCCGTAAAATGAATCATGCCACCAGCCCAAGCACCCGCTGGTACTTTGTTTTCTGCCTTTAGTTCTGGAAAGTATCTCCACATGGTTGCATCCGTTGAGACCACAATCCGAATTTGTGAACCTGATTTTTTCGCTGACTTAACGAAATCGGTTAACGTGAACAGAGACAACTCGTTTAGGCTCTGCATAATGTCCCGCTGAAACTGATCAACAGCCAAACCAGCCGGCGCCTGACCGTCAAACCAAACCTTGCGGATTCGTCGCTTGGTTGCTGTCTCGTAGAAATCGTTGTCGGCGTCAGTTTCCTGATAACCGCAGCAAACGAACTGAACAGGAGGAGAGAAGATAGCCACGCAAGCCGCGTAGCCGATGAGAGAAAAGCAGACAATCGCAAGCGATATGATTGTTGGAACTTCGAGTCGTTTCATTCGTATTTGCCGGAGTCCTCGAATCGGATAATCGCTTGCGGTTGCTTGCCTTTTTATTTAAAAGGTCAGTCGTATAGGCTGACCGAACCGGAAAACCGGGGAGACGTTATCTAGCTCGTCTCAGCACTCGCCTCCCAACCATCGACGCACGCAGAACATGCACCCGTCGATAGTTCGTCTGGAAACTTGATCCGCTGCATTGCCAATAACGCAGACCAGCTCCCACCGTACAAGAGAACCAACTGCCGCCAGACTGCCGACAAATAGCAAACTGAACCGCACTTTCAGCGGCGCACGCAGCGTTCCAATTGATTCCTACTGCAACAGGACGATCCCGAAATAGTTGTGCGTCAGATTGTTCGCAAAACGCGAACAGGAAGCCGATCGCAATAAACGCAATGATCAAAATGTTTTTCATAGTTACCTTTCTACTTGGAGTTCATTCAAAAGAAGTTCAATAGTGCTGTCGTTCCCGCTGATTAAAAGTTGACCACCAGCACCAAGAACGTCCCGCTTGTCAGTGTTTCGCAGGACAACGCCGGTTAAGAGTTCGCCGTCAAAGATTTCTGTTTCGATTTCCCAAGTTGGAACTTGAATCGAGACTTCCAAAGCGTCTGCCGGTTTCATCTCAGCAAATATCGTGCAAACGACAAGGATCATTCCAGCCAAAACGAATGCGACAACAACATCTGAAATAATGGTTTGAAACATTTACCTTGGCCCTGTATCGCTACCTGTTGAAAACATCATCGCAATCATCGCCAGCAACCAAATCCCAAAAAGGGCTACTAGGACCCAAACTGATACCGATGATTCGATCAATTCTCTTAACTCAAAGATCGTCATTTCTTGCCTTGCAAAACTTCGTCCAGCAATTTCTTAGCCGCTTCAATCTTGGCTCTGTCGGCTGCTGGTAAAGATGGCTCTGGACAAACTGGTGGGTCTGTTGGGTCAACTGGTGGTGGATCCACTGGCGGAGGATTGACTGCATCCGGATCACCCCAAATCGGATAGTCTCCCACGCCCGATTGACGCACAAAACCGTCGATGACTTGACCCGATTGCACCAATTCATCGGCATCCTGAAACGTACCCAAGTTGCATAGACTTGGTTCTCCCTCTGCTTTAGCGTATCCCTCGATTAAATCGGTTTGTGGTTCTTGGCAAACAGGAGTAAGCCCCGGAGGACGTTCTGCTGAGTCGTTTGTTTGGTTCTTGCTTTGTCTGTAAATGTCCGCAGTGTACTGCCCTGCTCCAAGTCCACCAGGATAGCCGGCTGCAGAGTAATTCCAAGTCAAAAGCCCGTGTGCGAATCCACGTTGAAAGACGCTTGAACCTGATTGACCGCCGATGGATGCAGGAAGCCACTTCCAGACTGCACCGTCTGTAACGATCGATTTGAGCACTTGGCCGCTTGGTACTTCGCACCGAGGGCATCCCCAAGTGGAAGATGATTTGCTGTGGTCAGGCTTGCGAATAGATAGCTTGATTGGCTCAAGGCCCGCCATGTGCTTACTGTCCGCTTTAAGAAGCGACCAGTCAGTCGTGTCCCTCGAACTATACGCCCCTTCGATCACTTGGGCCTTAAAGGTCTCACTTCCGGTCAAATTTTTTAATGCAGCTTCGCAGTTAACCACATTGCCGGGACGATTGGTTGCCACGTGCGCATTCGTTAAAATGTAGATGCTATTTGCATCGCGACCAACAAGAGAACCAGAACCGCAAGAATTGCCGGTTGTGATCCTGACCGCTCTGAACTTGTAAGATGCCGCTTCAGCATCGAGTCCGGGCGTCTGCGTAACCCCGCTGGCGTAAGTCAGTTTTTGATACCAGTTCAGTACAGATTGTTCTTGGTACTGCTGGACTTCTGGTTGCGGACAATTGAATCCAGGCGGGCAGGTTTGGGCCGTTGCGAGAGACGCGACCAACGAGAAAAGCAAAACAGCAGCCGTTCGATAGTGCATTTTTTCTCCTTAAAAAAAGCTGTCACATTCCACCCGACCGCCATTTTATAGGTTTTCAAAAAAACTGTCGAATCACTTTTGTCAGGATTCAAATATGTCGATATGGTTCTGCAATGCCGTGACAATCTCCGACACCCTGACAAGCGACAATTGCGGGATTTTCTGTAACCTTGCCACCGGAATCAGCTTTAGCTGTTCGACCGTGTGAACACCGCAGGTTTCCAATGCGTTGACCGCCGCAAAGCCCAACCCCAAGACACTGACCGGAGTCCCGCTGGTATCTGCCAAGTCCGTCCGTAGTGATTCCAAGGCGCATATCGCCTCGTCGATGTTTGGTGGGTTCCTGACTCTGGCATTTGGCATCCCGCCTCGCAAGGCTATTTCGATTCGGTTGATGCAATAGTCAATTCTTTCAGATGTTGGTTTCATATTTTCTCACTCCTTTGAGTTCGTTTTTCTCTGTTCCTAGTTTTTGTACAAATTTTCACATCACTCGCGTACCCACCGTACTACCTTATAGGTAGTAGTACGGTACGGTACGCGAGATTGTGTATTGTCGGACGTACTGTGACGTACTAAAGTACGCAAGAGTACGCGAGTACGTTTATTCATTTCCAGTGCCTACCAAGTCCATTTGACTGCTCCAAACTTTACACTTTACGACCCATCCTGAGTCCTTTGGTTCAATCATTTGAGCCACAAGCAGGTCAGATATGAGATTGCTTTTGGAGCTTGGCTTAACCCATTTCTCAGCCGTACTTTGTGCCATACCCATCTTGGTAACAATAAACTCAACCATCGCACTGCGGCTAACGTACTGGCATCCGTCAACGTACTCGCCGCCACTTGCCACCCAAGCGTTGCCGAAAATCCTACAATGCTTATCAACCGATCTTTCCTTAGTTTGCGTGCTTTCAGGCCTCTCATCCGTCAAGGCAAAGACCGCCGACGTCATCGCGTTCCCGTCCTCATCAATCCATCCCAAATCAACCTCGTCCAAACGTCCGTATATTGGCTCAGATAGCCGCGCATCCTTCATCTTGGTGTTGACTATCTCCACTAGGTCATTCGCAGTCTTTGACACCAAAATGCTCGAATCTAGCGATGCCTTCCAAGCTGACGAGCCTCGTGCCCGCTGTCCTGCTTCCCGCGAGTGTCCCACATGATGGTTCAGGCAGACTGAACAACCCAACTCCGCTACCAAGTCCTTGCAGGAATTGATAAGGATTCTGGTATCTTTGGCTGAGTTCTCGTCGCCTTCCATGTGGTTGTTCAATGTGTCGATAAACACAGCAGAGACTTGTAATTGCGTTACCTCCCGAATGGCGGAAATAATATGCACATCGGCATTTTTCTTCAGGTCGATAGCCCGACTCGAGACAATCAGATTTTCCAAGTCTGACCTCCCGTAGCGGTTCGCCCACGCTGCAACCCTCTGCCGGAACCCATAATTGCCTTCCCCGCATAGGTAGACAACAACCCCTCTCCTTACCCTATGACCTTGCCAATCGATTCCTGCAGCAATGCAGCAAGCCATATCGAGGGTAATAAAGGTCTTGCCAACTCCTGACTCGCCATAAACCATTGAGATAGAACCGTCCGGAATCCATCCTTTGATTGTCCAGCCGATCGGACTCGGCTGAGATAAGAACGTATTCGCTGGTGTGAAAAAGAAGTCCCGGCTTCCGTTCAGCAAGTCTGCTGCCCCTTGCGCACCCAATGCCGCCGCAACCACAACATTCGAATCAATCTCATAACGTGCCACTGACCTCGCAATCTGCTTGATTTCGGAATCCGGTAGTGGTATCTCGCACCTTGTCTCATTCATTAACCGCAAGGCGTGCAGAATCTCGTCCTCATTCAAACCGATCGATCGCATTGAACCACCGACGGAAGTCAGACCTTCATTGCGGTTTCCCTTGATTAACTCCGTTTTGGCTCGCTCAATTCGATGCTTGACGATGGTTTGCATCCCGGCAATCCACGCTGCCGGGATCTCGAATGGAACAACCCCATCTGCAGGATCGCTTGAAAGCTCCCATTGGTAGGTTCGACCATCGATTGAGGAAGGCGATGCCAGGAAATATCTGCCATCCGACAAAACGTCGATTCCAGCACCCAATTTGCAGGACTTCAGACCGTCGATGTAGTTGGCAATGAAGTGCTGACCACCTCCCGCGGTCAATTGCTGCTGTCCTTCTGGTGGCTCGCCGTGTTCAATGCACCAATCAAGCCACGAGTCGTTGCCACCATTTCGCGGGTCGATGTCAAAAACAACGATTCCAGACTTCCGTCCTGCCGCAATTCCGATATTGCAATTAGGACTTGCCTCCCACCATTTCCGAATCTGCTCCGGATTGGTTGTTGCATCATTAACCCCATGCTGACACGCTGGCAATTTGGAGTCTGGCACTACAGGCAAAACGTGCCAACCCCATGAGGCGTAGCGGAGTGCGGCATTGAGTAGCGTGTTATCTGGCATCCTTGCGTCGTTCATGTTAGATAGTCCTTGTGTGTCTATTCGCCTCGAAGCAAGCAGTTGCGGCTGCCTTTTCTGTATCAAAAAAACGGCAAATAGATTTCGGATGCTTTGCAAATTGATCTGATAAACTCCATAACGCACATCCAGTCAGCAAGAATGCATCACAAAGCTGAATGCAAACAAAATCAAATGATTCTTCAACAACCTTACCAACGTGCGATACTTCATTTTCTGGCGTGTACTGACAAGCAAACATTCCAACAACGTCCTGCTTATCCCAGCGACGTTTTAAGACTCTGTGATACTTACCATCCATCCGATACTTGATCTTGCATGGCTTGTTTGCTTTGTTCATTGCATCAACTACTTCTTGCAAATATTCGCAATCAATGTCTGCATCGGCTCTATCAGCTATTTCTCCGATTGCTTTGTGAGCCCGAATTCCCGCATAACCATCATGCGTTACCGGAAAATACTCAGTCACCGAAGGCCCTAGCATTCCAGAATAGTAGGTGACGGCAAGCATTTCTTTTCCACTTGTCCTGCTGGTATGAACTCGCCAACTCCAATCGGTCACTTCCATTTCTTGCGGCTCGATTCCCATGATGTCATCGGTTCTGAGTCGCAGGTCTGCTTCTGGCTTTTCAGGTTCTGGAAAATCAAACCCGCAATCGCAAACCTTGCGACGAGCGGAAACAATCTCCCGGCATTGCGGACACTGCTTTGTGACCGGTTCGCCTGTGCCTTCCTCCGTCTTGGATGGTGGCTCAATTGCGATAATTGGCCCATGCTGTTCGACTACACCAGCGAAGTCCAAGACTAGGCAATGATCGGTATGGCTTTTAGGTCGCAGACCTCGACCCGCCATCTGCAAATAGAGTCCTGGCGACATTGTTGGACGCAGCATTGCGATTAGATCGATGTCGGGATAATCAAATCCAGTTGTCAGTACTGACACGTTTGTCAGTGCCTTGATATGTCCCTGCTTGAATCGCTCAATCGTTCTCTGCCGTTCGCCTTTTGAAGTCTTGCCAGTCAGGCAGGCTGAACTAATTCCCGCATTGATAAAGCATTGGCTGACGTTTTCCGCATGATCGACGCCAGCACAAAACACTAGCCAAGACTTCCGATCACCCGCTAAATCGATAATCTCTTGCACAACCCGCTGATTTATCGAATCGACGTTAACAGCTTTCTGTAGTTCGGATTCGATATAATCTCCGCCACGCTTTTTAACGCCGGTCGTGTCCAGCTTATCTCTGGTTGCTTTACTACGCAGTATCGATAGGAAACCTAGCTTTACTAGCTCCTCAATCAAGACCGGTTCAATCAAAGCATCAAAGATAGCCGGCTTGTCGGTAATCAAACCGTGTCCTAATCGGTAAGGACTCGCCGTTAAGCCAATCACCCGTAAGGCAGGATTGATGGCGGTTAACTCTTTGATCAGCGTACGATATCCTCCCTCGTCCTTGTGTGATATCAAATGGCACTCGTCAACAATAATCAAATCAACATGCCCAAGTTGCTTCGATCTCTTGCGTACCGATTGAATCCCTGCAAAGGTAATTGGTTCGCCAAGTTGCCGTTTGCCAATCGAAGCCGAGTAGATTCCAAGCGGAGCATTTTTCCAATGCTGACGGAGCTTGGCAGAATTTTGCTCAATTAATTCCTTGACATGCGTCAGCATCAGGATTCGGGTATCCGGCCAATTCTGCAAAGCATCCTTGCAGAGTTCGGCAATGATATGGCTCTTACCGCTGCCGGTCGGAAGCACCAGGCATGGGTGTCCCTCGTTAGATTCCAACCATTTGTACAATTGGTCGATTGCACGTTGTTGGTATGGTCTTAGCATGATTTCGTGCTTCTAGTGTTCCACGCCGGTATCTCTTCTGCTTCTATAAGGCTTAGGCGTTCGCGGTAGTCCTTGCCACTAAACCAGCAGTGTTCGGCGTGATTAAACCTATACAAGTCAAAGTGTTTTAGTTTTTTCGCAACCGCTCCACAAAACGGGCAATTGTCAATTTTCAGCGAAGTATCTATCTGCATGATTCAATAATCCTCCTACCTATCCACTCTGCGACTTGTGGAACGACTGCATTGCCTAATCCTCTAAGTCTGTCCACGAATCCGGGAATCCCTGCACAGCTTCGATAACCGCTATGCTGGGGTACGTTTGGCCAAACCGGCGAGTCCACCAATGAACAAATGTCGTTTCCCGATTCGCTTTCAAATGATCTTTTACCGTTCCGCCCTTCCATGCGTTCGCCGTAGGCGTCGGCATCAACACCAAGCACGAACAACCGTTCACGCCTGTGCTGTGCCCCAATGCAACACGCTCGCAGTCTGAAGGGCAAGCAAGCGTAACCAAGCGACTCAAGGCCAGTCCTGAATCTCCACCAAGGCCATGGAGCACCGACCCTGATGTGACTTGGATTCTCTCGCACCACAATGATTGGGCGAACCTCACCAACAATTCGCAAGAACTCACAGCCGAGGCTCTCTTTTTTGGATCGACCGGAACCGACTGCTGCACTGTTTGCCTGGCACGGATCGCCTCCGCAGATGACATCGACGTATTCAAGGTTATGCTTTCCGCATTGCCTGATGTCTCTTTCTCGATGGACGTTCGGCCAATGCTTTTCGAGAACTTTCGTTGCATAGTCATCTATCTCCACTTGCCATTTGCATTGCATTCCAGAACGTTCAAAGCCCAAATCAAAACCCACCTATACCAGCGAACAACGAACCAAACGTTAACATGATATAGCCTCCTTTCTGTAATCGCTGGCATTGGATATAATGCCAGCATGAGCAACCAATACACATACAGCGTTCCATTCACTGAACAAGAGCTTCTTCATGACTACGAAGTTCTTCGCATGTCGCAATCTGAAATAGCATCCAAGTACAAGACAACGCAAAAAGTCGTTTGGAAGGCGATGCGGAAGATGGGTGTCAAAACTCGCGTAGCCGCCAAGCGCGACCAGTGTGGCGACAGGAACACTTACTGGCGTGGCGGTCGCGTGTTGGTTGCGAAATCTAAAAGGCAACGCGGAGAGCGTACCTCTTTTGGTAACGGATACTATTACGTTCTGATGCCAGGACACCCGAATGCAAACAAAAGCGGATATGTTGCAGAGCATATTCTGGTAGCAACTCAAGCATGCGGTAGATCGTTGAAAAAAGGTGAAGTTGTTCATCACATAAATTTGAATAAACACGACAACAGACCAGAAAACCTTGTCATCTGCAAAAGACGGCCGCACGCAATTTGGCATGTTCAGCTTGAAGAAATTGCCGTAGCGATGATGAATGAAGGATTGGTAAGGTTCGATTCCAAAAATGGATATACTCGCTCCTATACCCGCGAATAATGAACCAAAGGTTAGCATTTGACCTCCGCATTAAACGCCAACCTAGCTAATGAAACAAATCCGCCTTCTTGCAACTTCTCCAATAACTCCCTCGACGAATAAACATTCTCGTTCGGTTCGCCATTGTGAACCAAGATCCCATCAATCTCGAAACAAGCAACGCTTTCCGTTGTGTCAGGATTGACTTTCCACGGCACCAAATCAGGATGCAGAACGTGAGAACTGCAACCTGTTCGCTGATACTCTTTTGGAATATCGTCGGCATCGTGTAGCTCGCAACGCCAAGTGGAATTAGGCTTTGCGGTTGAATGAGCGCAAGTCCGGCAGTTAACCTGATTGGTTAACTTCGTTGAATGACAGAACGAACTCGCATTGCATAGGCGACATTGATACCACTCTGGATCTGCTGATATCGGTTCTGGCATCCGATCAGATAACGCAATCCGCTTGCCTCTTTCGACTGCTTTGGTTGCCACCTCCTGATCGAAATAAACCCATTCTGTAAAAATGGAATCGTCATCCTTGTTGATTGCGAAATACAACCCGCGATCTAGTCCGAGTCCAAGCATATAGGTTTGCATCTGGACATAATGCTCTGGCTTGCTTTTCTGAAGTCCATGCCGTTCCAAGTCCCGAAACGATTTTGCCGAATGCGTTTTGATTTCCAGCACCGCTCGCTTCTTGCCTTTTGCTGGCACATTGCTAACCACTCCATCCACTGAGCCAGAAACATGCGATCCAAAATTGACACACGATTGCGACGAATCAACCTCGATTCCGATTGCTTTCAAATCTTCGATGACGGTTTCTTCCTCCTTCTGTCCTCGCCTAAACAATCGCAGAATCCTGCCAGGAAACTTTGATTCAATCGCCCAGCGGAAATACAACCAAAGCCACCTATCGCAAGGATGCCCCAATTGAGAACAGCCTAGATGCGTTCGCGATCCTTCGCGTTTGGCTTCATGGTGTGCGTCGATTAGAGACGCGATTGTGATAGTCGGTTCTGGAATGGGAGTCATATTGAAAACTCAAAAAAAACCTTGCGTGCTGAACAAAGTACCTGAACTTACTTACCCAAACACGCAAGGCCCACAAAGGAAAGTTAAAACGGAATCTCGTCAGCCGCAATCGCTGGTTTCGCCCACGGAGGTGCAGCCTTGGTCGCTGCCTTTGTCGCCGCTTTGGCTTGTGCCGCTACCGGTTTCGCGATTCCAGGCCCACCTGCCAATGCTTTGAACGCTTTGATTTCGTTCCTTGCTCCGTACTGCGGATCGTCCTTGATCGTCAGTTTGATTTGCAGGTTCAACCCAATCAGTTGATCGGAGTCCTGCAACCGCGAGAGTCCAACCGCTCGCATCAAATCGCCAAGTTGCTGGCGTCCGATTTCCTCCGCTTTGCTGTTGGCATTGCGGATGTTGAGATTGCCAAACACCAATCGGTTATTGTCCGTTTGATATGACACCGACAGATACTTACCAGTACCAGACTTCGTGTCCTTGATCTCTGCCTCCTTGATTTCGACCGCATACCAACCGGCGGGCAGCGGATCATAGTTGCCACCTTCCGGCATTTCGTTAACGTCAAACACTTCATCAAATCGTGCCATCTTCTTTTTTTCCTTTCGTGAATAAAAAACTAACCTTCAATCTTCGCAATAACTGCACCCAAGTCTGGTGCTTCCCATGCTTCCAATCGTCCGCTACGATCCTTCGCCTGCCATAGTCCATCCGATTGACAGAGCAAGGCCCGCATCAGATTTCCTTCTGCATCCTTCTCACATCGCAATGCCAATACCTCGTCGAAGAAGTAAGGCAATGCTTGTCCCGTTTTGTTTCCAGGCATAGAAGGCGAATAAAGCATCCTGCCCATTTCGTCCTGTGCCTTTTCCAGTTTGGCACTCATGTAAACGTGCTTTGGAAGATCCCGAAACGCTCGAATCAGCGTTGCCATTTGGTCTTGCATCTCGCCATAGGCTTGCCGTGGGTCTTTGGCTTTTGCCTTCTCCGTCGATAAGCAAACCTCTGCCAATTCAGAAACCGAATCAATCGCAATCGTTTCATACTTGGCTGCTTCAGCACTCGACAACCATTTGTAAACCTCGCCAAGCGTTGCTATCGAATCGATCTCAATAAACGGAATGTCTGAATTGTGCAAAGACAGCAGACCCGCTTCTGCTGACAGAATCAACGGATGCGGCAAAGTGCGAATCAGGGTTGTCTTACCTGCTCCCGCTTGACCGTAGACCAGCAACTTAACGCCGCTGGATGCAATTGATTTTGTCGACTTCAGATTGATTGCCATTAGTTATTCCCCCTTGTGTACCACATCCAGCTTCGTAAAAAATTTAGCCCTGCGTGCAACAAAATGCACACTCCGAGAAAGTACATCGCTAATTCCATAACCTATTTTCCTTTGTGTAGAACCGTTCTCGCATATTCAGCAATAAGCAGACTGTCTGCGTTTGCGTGCGTGATTTTTAAGTGAGGCCAGCGTTGCTGTGCCGCTTGTTTGGTGACGTTCTTGTCACCTTTGGTTAAGCATCCCATTGCCTTCTGCCATTTCTGCGGACTCACCTCGACGAATGGAATTTGCAAGGCAGTTAGGACGCCTCGCAGGAATCCATAGGATTGACCAAACGAGAACGAGCTGGTGACGCCTTGCTTCGGCATGGCATGGACTTTTTCAAGGACGGCAAACCTACCACTCCCAAATCCGTTAAGCCAAAAAAACACATCTGCTTCAGTTTGATTCAAATTGCAACTTTTCAAACATGGTTCGCCGTCTACCCAAATCGCAGAGATTGAACCAGACTTGCCAGGATCGATTCCGAAAAATACGTTAATCATCGATTGATTCCTTCCGTCTGTTTTTCCTTCGTTCGTAAGCACCGCAAGCCGCCTCGAATTGGTCGCGATCTTCAAATAGATCTTGATAGTTCATCCATATAATGTCGCGATGTTCTTCGATGGTTCTATCTTTTGGAACTTTCACCGCATCAGCGGTTGCCGTCAGCTTTGTTGGTTTCTGGTTTCGTGCGTTCATTCGTTTTCTTTCAATCCTTGCCAACCGTGCCTGCGTCCGATCTTGTTGAAGTGACTCGGCGTTATCGGCGGGCTGACCTTGCCAGCCCACTCTTTGCCGCGTCGTCCCATGTCGTACCAGCGTCTGATCTTCTTAACCTCGCTGGCAGATAGTTTGCTAAGACGATGTTGTTCACCTGATGTGTTGGTGAAGAATGCTAGGCTCATGCGTTAAACTCCTCATCCCGCCAGAACAGCAGATTTTCCTCGCACCAATCTTCTAGTGCGTCCTCCTCGATTTCGTCGTGGCAAACTTCCATGATCTTTGCCAACCAATAGTCCTTGTGATCCCCAGGTCTTGGTTCTTCGGTCAATCGTTCAACCAATTGATCGAGTCGCAAATCGGTTACATAAGTTGGCTTGCAGCATGGACAGATGCAAAGTCCGTTGCGGCAGATTGGACAGTTGCTCATACCAACGCCCTCAAAATCCAGCCCGCGAAAAACGCCACGCCGACCGAAACGATCAATAGCGATGCCGAGATGCCTGTGTCCGTTTCCACGATGCATGGCTCAAAACGATTGGCAAATTCTTTAAGCAGTGACCATTCGCCGGAGATGCGTCGAATCATCACCTCTGCCAGAGATTGGTCGAAACCAGAATCAAAAAACACACGCTGCCAAATCTCGGCATTGGTTCGCTCGATGCCGAATTCATCTGCAAGTTGCAAGCGGAGACAGGTGATGTGTTGATGCGTTGTCATGGTTTCTCCCTACATCCAATTTGGCCGCTTCTGCGGCAGTGTCTTTGATTTCCTCTTGTCGATCTCTGACGATTGATCTCGACTTTGAGATGCCGGTAAAAAAAGCTGATTCGAGCTGTGTCTGGATCATTTCGAAGAATTGCGTCCGGTACTGCTCATGCACCAGGTGTTTAAAGTTTTCCAGCGAAACAATCAAATCCTTTGAGCATTCACTTGCTTCATGCTCCAGTCGTTCTTCCATCGTTTGCGTTCGTGATTCCATAACTACCTCCAACTAAACCAAATTGTGAATAACCAAAAACCAAGTCCGATAAAAAACAACCTGTCGACGATTGCCCAAAAGAGAGTCATTCCCTCACCTCGCGAAGATGGGCTATGCGAAATCCATTGCGCTCATTATCTCGAACCTGTTCCGCTGTTTTCTGGTCGTGGTACGAGGCGTACCAGCTACCTTCAGGTGTAACAACAGCCCACCGCTCAATCAGCGGGACGACTTCGATGAGGTCGCATTCAGTTTTCCCGTTTTTCGAATATGAGCCGTCAGGTAACCAACAAAAAACATTCCATGATTCATCACAAGCGACCGATCCATGCACTGGACGACTGCCGCCAGCATCCGTCGCATAAATCCTCACCTCCCTACCATCGCGTGTCCGGTAAGTTTTGTTCTTGTCGATCATTCTGGCAACCTCCAATGCTTCCAAACGCAATCATGCTTCTCGCGGGTAATGCCGTCATAAGCAAATACCCCCCCATCTGATGCCCACAGAGAAAATCGCCTTAGGAACCACATGCTCTTGTCATCACTAACCTCAATGATCTGGCCCTTCTTCAGTTCTGGTTTTGGCTTGATGCGGTATTTGTGAGTCGCCCAGTGCCATAGTGGAGTTTTGTTATCGCACCAATACTCATACTTAACCTCGCTGCTTTCAATGTTTATGCACTTCCCTTCTGCGTCATACTCAGCATCCAGCATCACTTGCGCTGCGGCCTTTGTTTCTTCAGGTGTCATTTTTCCTCCTTCATGTTATTTATTTCTTCTGAAGCACTAAGAAATACCCAAACTTCTTGACAGTCTTGAACAATCTCTTGTGAAATTGCTACATGTTGCCCAAAACTAGCATATTGCTCGGCGTACTCTTCTGGAGTCATCTTCCGCCACACGCGAATATTCATATCACTGTTCGCAGCATAAATTTGATTGTGCAAATGCTCCACTTGTCTCTCAAGATTCACAACTAGACGGCGATCAGCGACATGTGAAAATTGCCACTCTCTCATTCCTGCTTTCTCAAAAAACATAAACAGTGTCTCTGCAGCCGAGTGGACTTCAGGCGGTATCTCAACGAACGGGATATACTGCGAATAATGTTTGTCGTTTTCAAGCATAGGCTGTAGTGTTATTCACTCCGCTTGTACTTCGCTTTGTGTGCGTGTCGCTGTCCACGCCGCCGATCTATAAAATGCCGGTTATGTGTGTCCGGCGTTCGGAGTCTCACCGAACCATCTATCCGTTAATGGCGTTTGCATCCCATTTGAAAGATCGGGCCTGATTCGAACAGACTGCGACTGTCTACCTAAAGCCGTCGCTGGCATTAGAAATGGTAGCCCCTCGCGTTTCCCACACGCCGCCGATCAAAACTACTTCCCCTTCTCTGATTCTCGAAACGCTTTCACCATATCTAATACAGCATCAGCTCTAGCTGCAATAGCGTCACGCATCGTGCCGTCGAAATTGTTTGCAACCGCAATAAGACTGTCCACGTAATCTCTTATCCACTCTTGGGGTATTGGTGTCATAGCACTTTCATTGTGTATTTCTTTTTCGTTTTCAATAAAATCGGCCTCTCACCGAACCGACCCTCTGGGCTGTCACGGATGCCAACGCATTACGGTTCCGTTCCCTTCTTCAAACGTCGCTGGCCAACGCCCCAAAGCTAGTTCCGATTCGAATGGGGTAGCCTGTCAAGCGGAACAGGACATGGCCTAATACAAATTCCGATTTGCTCTTGCTTCCTGTGCCTCAATCAACTCCGTCCTAATCAACCCGCCATTGTGCAAGTGTTCAATCACCTGCCTCACCGTGATTCCGCATTCTTTTGCTATCTCGCTTACACGATAGCCAGCTCGTTTAAGGCGAATGCATTTCCTCAGTTCGCAATTTGGTGATAGTCGCTTGATCATAAAAACACTTCCTTGATCCAACGTTTTCCGATAGCGTCGTGCTGTTAAGTTCCGTTCCGCGTCCTTAGTTTCCTGTTAAACAATCTTCGGATCACATACTGCCTAGCGAGCGATATCGCCGTGAACCATAGTCCGATTGTTAGGTTCTGTTTCAAACTGGCTTCAACTCCGACGATTGGAAACACGATCAACTGTGAGGCTATTGCAATCGTGTAGCCGATGGAGATGTTCCAAATGGATTCGATTAGTGATTCGGTTCTAGTTTGCAATTGCGTCCTCGTCTGCAAAGTTGCAATCTGAATCGCTTTGTTCTGATAATGAAAACAGAGATTTCGAAGCAAACTCTTTTTCAGCGTTGTCCAAGAATCTGCAAGCGTGATTGAAGTACGATTCCTTTAGCTCGATGCCGATAAACCGCCTGCCTGCTCGCAATGCTCCTACGCCTTCCGATCCGACCCCGGCAAACGGCGAAAAAACCACATCTCCAAAGTCGCTCCAAATGTGTACCGCTCGCTCAATCAATCCCAATTGCAACGGGCAGATGTGTTTTTCATCGCCGTCACCTGTAGCCAGCTTGAAATTTAGAACGTCCGTTTGGCTTATATCCCACCAGACCGGATCTGCGTAGCGTTGCCAAATCGAGATACTACCGCGATTGCTGCCACGCCTTGCAAACTTTGACGGATGCGAGTTGTCAACTCGAGGATCTTGCAAGCCGACATACCGATTAAATCCTTCCGGTCTGACTATTGGCTTATCGCTCATGAGCCCATCTTTTGGCGGCTTTCGAAAGAGCAGTAGATAATCTGCCATGCCTTGACGGACTTGCGACGTGTCCCGCCGAACGGTCTTGTGAAGCAGTCCGTTGTTATTCGTTCGCTCTCGTTCGACAACAGGACACTTCCAGATCGTGACGCGTGAATGATAAACCCAACCTGCAGCTTCGAATTCTGAAATGCACATGCCAGGGAAGTCGATCAATCCAGTCGTGCCGTACACATTCGCGTATCGTGGCAAGTCCTTGCAATGAACCGCAACCAGACGCCCCGGAATAGTCGCCCGCAACATCTCAGCGATAGCGAATTGGTAGTGCTGGAAGAATTCAGCATCGCTCGCACAATTGCCCATGTCATGCTCTGAATCGGAATAGATATACAGGCTAGAAAATGGCGGAGAGTGAATTCCGAATCCAATCGTATCGTCTGGAATTCCCTTTAAAACTTCGCAACAATCTCCGTTGTAAAGAGTCCAGTTTTCGCCGCTTGCTTGATTGATTACTTCCATCTTGGCAACCTCATTTCCATTTGTGGTTTGTATGTTTCTCGCATCAACTCGTTTTTAATTTGCAATCCGTCAACCGCTTCGACCATTCCACGCTGCATCTGAGAGAACTTGCCCTGCTTTTCAAGAATCGCTTTCCGTAGTGCCGATTCTCCGTCGCTCTCGACGATGTGAACCTCAACCGATTTAGTTTGACCAAATCTCCAACAGCGTCGAACGGCCTGATAGTATTGCTCAAATGAGTATGACAAGCCGACAAACGCCATCTTGTTGCAGTGCTGCCAATTGAGCCCAAACCCTGCAACGGTCGGTTTAGTAATCAGGTGCTTAAACTCTCCTGTTGAGAATCCGTTTAGCAGTTTTGCCTTCTTCGCATCGCTATCATTTCCGCGAACCTCGATAGCCTCAGGCAAGAATTGACACAAAGCGTCAGCTTCGTAGTTCGTGTCACACCAGACAATCCAAGGCTCTTTCGTAATTATCTCAGCCACCTTTGCCGCTCGCAGTTCCGACGTAGCTCGCTTTTGTTGATGCACGTTAGTTGCGGACAGGGAAAAGTTGTTAAAAAGGAATCCTGGCATCGTGGGCGTCAAATCGTCATCAACAACGTGTACCGTTTCAATCAGTTCAGGCAGATTAAACCCTTCATCCGACCCGCCGATGTCGCTTGGCTTCGAAACGCAAACTGACCAACTCGCCATCCATTCCCAAAAGTCCCGCTGTGCGTGTCCCTTGAGCCGATATCCACCGGCTTTCATCGTGTCATTAACGAACCATCTGGATAACATTTCATTGGATGGCATGACTCCAAGGAAGTCTGCGTGATTGCCTAATTCCATGTAGTCGTTCGGAGCTGGTGTTGCCGTACATGCCAAACGATAGTCGCATCGTTCCCATGCTTCACAAAGCTGACGTTTAATCTTGCCGGTAAAGTTTTTAAGAACCGACGATTCATCCAGCACAACACCGCCGAAAACAGAAAGATCGAACTTGTGAATCTTCTCGTAGTTGATAATGCAGATTGCTCCGTCGATCACATCATCTTGCGAATCACAAACAACAACCTTGATATGATTGGTTATTCCAAACTTAACCGCTTCACTTAATGTTTGCTCGCGAACCCCAACCGGACAATGCAAGAGTACGGGCTTGCCTGTTTTCAAAATGACATGCAACGCCCAAGTAAGTTGCATTAAAGTCTTTCCAAGTCCGCATTCGGCAAAGATAGCCGCTCTGCCACGCTGCAATGCCCATCGGACAATCGTTCCCTGCCAGTCAAACAAATAGCCGATCAGTAGATCCTCAACCGTAAATCCAAACGCTTTGGGTCTGCGTACTTTTGAGCGAATGAAGTCCTGATAGCTACTCATACGGCACCTCGCAACTCATTAACTCGCTGATTCAAAACTACTGTATCACGAATCATTTGCACAATTAGAAGCGATTCACCATGCGTTGAATGTTGCAATGCTTCTTGCAATGCACTGACCGCAAAGCCTAAACTGTGATCGGCTTTTGTAAGTTTCTCTTTAACTATTTCTTCGCGTGTCATCGTTTCTTCCCTCTTGCCTTTCCAGTTCTCGGCCTTGCAATGTCGGCAATCCGCTTTTGATCGCTGATTGTGTAAACTCGTTGTTGCCGATTGAGCAAGATGCCAAGTTTGTTTTCTCTGGCCAATCGGTTAACTGTTTGTTCCGTGATGCCGAGAGCGAGAGCGATTTGTTTTGATGTTAGCATGTGACTACAAATCGCCTCTTAATCGCTTTGCTTCGTGATGGTGTTGTTTTAATCGGTATGAAACGTAATAGGTTTTCATAGAGTAGCCTCCATCTCTTGCACCTTGATTTCCTGCGGTTGACCGATAAAGAATTCCGTTCTCCCACATTTTGCGAAGTGTTCTTGCGAAATCTGGTGACACATGATTTCCCATTAGGTAATAAATTCTTTGCCCACCAAATTCTTTATGCCACGCTTCTTCGTCATCAACGTCGCTGCTTGAGATGTCTGGAGGGTAGTGTCCAGAAATGGTTGTTCTTAAAATTCTCTGCCATTCATTTTCCAGTCGATCAAGAATCCAATTTTGCTTTTCCTGAAACGATCTGCGTTTTCGCCGGGCACCCCCCGGCTTTGCTTTCACATCCATTCTTAGCCTCTCAGAACTTGCAATGCTAGTTGCGGCATTTTGTATGGTGCTAGCCAAACGGTATCCATCCACCATCCGCTTTTTGTTTCGCCTTGTTCAGTCTCTTTCTTCTCGTGAGTTGCTCCTGCTTCAATCAGTTGTTCAATTGCTTCGTTGTTTCGTTTTGTTTCGCTTGTTAATGTTGTCGTCATCGTTTTACCCTTTGTTTGATTGTTTTGTTTTCCGCTTGTGTCCTTTAATTATAATCATCTATTCGACTTCGAACACTACCAATATAAGAAAATTTCCAAAAATTCCGAAAATAGCCAAAACGCCCGCTTTTTATGGGGTTTTTAGATACGATAGCAAGCGGTTTTTATGCTCGCCAAACCGTCCTTGCTACTCATTGAATAGATCGCACTTCTTGCAATAGTCGATCCCTTGCCCGTTTGGGCTGATCGTTACTCGCTTTTCAAAGTGCTTGCAATGATAGACCGCAACTTGCTTGCCGCGAGATCCGCAGGACTTGCAAGTTATGGTGTCAACATGTTCGCCGCGATGCTCGCAATCCAAAATAGATTTGAGCCATTGCGATTGCTGCTTGGACATTAGTAGGTGTAGATATATATTGCACCCGCTCCGCCAACTCCACCAGCTCCGCCGAGTCCAGGATTGTGACCGCACCCGCCACCACCTCCACCGCCGCCATGTGAGCCACCAGCACCGCCTACCGCTCCTGCTGTCGATGCCGCAACGGTTGAGCCACCGCCACCTCCACCAGAACCGCCCCTAGTCGAATTGCCTGCTGCACCTGCTGTGCCTACTGTTGGGACTGCTCCCGATGTTCCAGCCGCACCACCACCACCAGCTACAAACGCATTCGACTGTCCGCCCGCTGATGGTTGAGTAACCGCAGGCCCAGCGGTTATTTTTCCGCCACCATCACCACCGCCACCGCCGCCATAACGCGATGAGCCACCGACGCAACTTGCGGGGGTCGCAGTATGTCCGCCACCGCCACCACCGCCAAAATATCCGTTGTGGGTTGTGATAACCGTGATTGGCCCGCCTGCTCCTGCCATTGAAGGGTTTGCAACCGTGATCGCTGAAGTACCAGGCCCGCCACCGACCCCGAATGCCGTAGTCCCTGTGGCACCTGCTGCGGCACAACCTCCACCGCCGCCTCCCCCGCCGGCCGCACCTGAGTTTGCACCACCTCGACCTCCGCCACCGCCACCGGCAATCAGTAGCGTTGATCCAAAGGTTGTATTGCCACCGATGCCACCATCTCCACCAGACGCACCTGCCGCACCTGGCGCACCTGCAAGACCGCCAGCACCAACGGAAAATGCAACGGTACTGCTCAGATCAGCCGCTGCGAAAATCATCCGCGAACATGCACCACCACCGCCTCCTGCACCACCGCAGGAGACAGTAACCAATGACGCACCAGCACCACCTCCGCCACCTGCTCCCCATGCAACCACCTCGACGAATTTTGGCGTGAATGATGTTGGTTTAGTCCAAGTACCTGCACCCGCTGTTGTTTGCGATTGAACGTCGGATGCAGTTAATCCGCTGGTGACTGGTGTGCCTGATGTGTTGTAAATTGTCCAGCCTTTTTCGCTGGTGTACTCGACCCGTTCATTTGCTCCGATGTTCGCTTTGTATACAAGCGATTCAGCCGGATAGCCTGATTGCGTCGTGATAAAATAAAACGAAATGCTGATTGTGGCGGAACTCTCATTGACTGCGGAAATGTAGTCAACAATCCTTTGCTGTCCTGTTGTTGCCGAGTCAATCAGCACAACCTTTGAAGTGCTATTCACCAACGCCACCGATCGGACTGGTGTATAACTTGGCGTTGCGGAAATGTCCCGGCAGGCTGCATGACAAGTGATATTGGTTATCGAATCGCCAGCTAAGGCAATCTTTAATTGATCGGTTTCTAGCAAAATCATTGTTTATCTCTTATTAAAAATTCTGTTGTACATGCCGAGTCCGCCGTATTCAGGCCCAGTCCAGTAAATGTCGAGTTCTGATTCTTCGCCTTCTGCAACGCACACGCTGTAGTTGCAAAGCAACTGAGCTACCACAAGCCGCGTTGGAGTTGGTAGCGTGTTAGCCCATAACCAAACCGTTACGCCTCTCGTAGAACCAGCGAAATTACCAAGCGTGAGATTTGATAGCGGAATGTCAACGAATAACCAGTTGTAAGGATCGACTGTATAAGTAGTTGGAGTTCCGCCGATTGTCGTGATTTCTAAATACGGAGTAACCGATGGTGCGCTCGAAAAGTAATCGTCGAATGTCGCTTCGTGGTCGAACTGAACTCTGACATTTGGCGTGATCGGAAAAACGTCATCAGGACAAATGAATCTTGGCGTTTCGAATTCAGAACGGAATACGCACGTTATTGATGGATCGCCAGCACCTTTATACTCCTGCTCGTAAAGTGCATTTGGTGCGGGTGTTGTCGATGCTATTGGTGCAACTGGAATCGCTGCCCATGTTCCGCCAGCACCAACCCCAGCATACCCGACTCTAGTGATGTTCTGAGTTCCGCCAGGTACAGGCCACGTTGGAGTATGACATCCCGGTTCGCAACCAGCTTCGCAGCAAACGCAGGTAGCAGTTGTGCCATAGATTAGCTTTCCTCCTTGCGATAGGAAATTGCCGGTTGCCGAGTTGTAAATCAGTTTGGTCATTTACGCACATGGGTCAACGTCGATCAATTTCAAGCAACCGTCGCGGACAATTAGAACCTGATCGCCGGTTTCGAATGTGACGGTATCCAGTGTTGAAAACAACGCATCGCATTCTTCGAGCGAACCACCGCCGCCACCAACAATCGCAAACGCTCCATCACTATGATTCGTCACCATAATGTATCGGTCGCCAGTATCGCCCACGACTGATTCGGATAGGTTGTAAACCTGAAACGTCCGCGATGTGTCAACGGTTAGCACTCCAGTACTTGGATCAACCGTTATCGGATTGCAGGTTGTGACCGATCCCAGCGTTGTCGTAACTCTTGCCGGTATGCCACCGACCGGAGCCCTTGCCAACCGAACACGGGAATACGAACTGTCACGATAGCCCTTTGCACCAACAGACGAACCATTGCCGCTGTTTAGCAAACGGGCTAACGCTCTAGCCGATTTTTCCGTTATCTTGCCGGACGACATTATGGATGCGTGATGCCAGTTGCACTGATTGCCAAGTCAAGTTGCGTTGTGGTTGCTGCCGTTCCAAGTCGTGTCACATACCAACCAGTTGTTACGTCTGCGTCTGGATTGATCGCACCCGCTGTCGCACCGCAATAGTACGTCTCGCCCACCGCTGCGGTCGTACCCACGAGGATAATCGAACCGCTCGTTGCGATTATTCCGTAGCCAGTGTCAACTCCCGGAGTCATCGCAATACCACGAACGGTTGCGGTTGCTGCTGACAAGTTCGCGTCAGCAAGTTTGTATTTGCTGTCGGCAGAGTCCAGATAAACTGGTTGCCCTGCTGCGATTGTTTCGCCGTAGACCACCTTGGCAAATTGTGTATTGCTGGTTGGTCGGACTGCTGTGATGCTGCTTAATGCTGCCATGTTTAGACTCCAAAGTTCATGCTTGCAAAGTTAGTGGATTCGTAAATTTTGAAATATTTGAAAACTGGATCGGCTGTTGCACCTAGTCGGGTTCCGTCAGCGGCAAGAAGGACTGGTTGCGTTACTGGCTCTTGTTCATCGTCCCTTGCTCGAACAGGATCGCCGCCAGAATTGAGATAGTAAAACCCTTCGTGAGCCAATCGCAGATACCATGCCTGGTCGTTGGTGGTGTCTGCCAGTGGTTTGCGTGCCAATATCTGAACCGTCACATCCCAATAATTGCGTTCGTTCAGCGTTACCTGTTGGGCTTCGATGCTGTTGATCTTCAGCGTGCCTGCTGGGAATCCCATGAACGTCGAATCGTTTACCGTGTCGATGTACTCATAGAATTCATAAGGTCTGAAGGTTGAGAACTTCTTTTGCAGCGTGATCGTCAGATTGGAAAACGTCGCTTGGATGCCTAGATATGGTTCTTTCGCAGCGTTCTGGATTCGTCTTGATGGAACATCAACCGTTGAATCAATGCTCAACTGTTCCGATGAAGTACCGTACCGAATCTTGGTGCTTTCAACCGTTGGATCGCCGCCAGGATTCTCGTTTTCGTTGTACGGTACGGATTGGTAGGTTGCAGTCGCTTCAAAGTAGATCGGGCTAATCCGATTGACCGAGACGCCATTGCAAAAGTAAAACGGGAATTCAGGATGTGCTGCACCTTCAATTACGCCTTCGCCAATCGCCAATGCTGCTCTAGCAGATAGCGAAGTCGCGGTTGTGTCGCTCGCCAGATTAAATTGACGGGTTGCCGAGATTGTTACCTTGTTCTCGTCGTCGCGTGTTCCGCTATTTGAATCGGTGAATGTTTCTAGGATGGTAAATGCCATTACGCACCCCCCGAAATTTCAAAGACTTTTTCCTCTTTCTTGGCTTGTAGCTCTAGCAATCGCTTTGTTTCTTGTGCGAGCTTCTCTTGTCGTTCCAGAATCATCGTTTGTTTCTTGGTCACTGCTAATTGCTGGCTTTCGATTCCACCTGCCGCAGTTGATCGAGACAGCACCCGTTCTTCGCGTCCTTGCAAACTGGTATTGGTATCGACCTTGATTTTCTCTAAATCGCTGATCTCTTTTTCAGTCGCCTTGATTGCGTTTGCTGCCGCTTTAATCTGCAAGTCCATCTGCTTGAGAGTGGCTTTTTCTTTTGCCTTCTGCTGCTTTTCTTCTTCGCGTGCGTACTGTTTCGCCATGTCCTCTTGGAACTTGAAGAATGCTTCCGTCAGCTTTTTGCGGTTGTCGAGAGCTTGCTTTTCGCCGTCTTGGCGTTGTTGCTGCTGGGCTTCCCATTCGCGACGGGCAACCGCACCTTCTGAAAAGCGAGACTGCAAAATATCGTCATAGACTTTTTTGGATGCCCGCAAGGTTTCAAGGTTGGCTTTTGCTGCGTCTACTTCCTGTTGTGATACCAGATAGATTGACCGCTTGGATTCCAGCGTTGCCAATGCCGCTTTTGCTAATTCGACTTGACCGGCTTTGCCCTTCTGCTCGATCTCAAGGCGTGCTTTCAGTGTTGCCTCATCTTCGCCTTCCATCGTCGTGCCGAACTTCTCAACGTCGGCAACGTCCCGATTGATTCGCGACAACTCAACAGCCTGAATCTCTGCTCCAAGTTTTCTGGATTGTTCGGTTGCTTTGGTGAGTTCTTCAGCAAACTTTTTCGTCTGGAATACCCATTCCGCGATCTGCTCTCCAACCTTGTAGCCAGCAATCGCAGCAAGTCCAACGAGTCCTGCCTTCAATGCCAATGCACCTGACCCGCCGCCCTTCAGTGCTTCCATTGCACCTTTGCCAGCTTCCGATAGTTCTTTAAGTTGTGCTGCCGAATCCGTGATCCAACCCGCTCCGAGAACATTGGCAAACTTCTGGATTGATTCAGAACCCTTAGCGGTACTCTTGGACGTTTGCTCAACGCGGTCGCGAAGCAATTCCATTTCGCCCGCTGACTTTTTAATAACAGCAGTAGCGTTGTCGGTTGCTGACAAAACAATATCGATTGATTCTTTTTCAGCCATTATTTAAACCGCTCCGCTTCAACCCTGTTTTTCTCGTCAGCGTAAAATCCGCAATGAGTCAGCAATGATGCCGACTGATCTAGCAATCCGCCGCTAACCGGCAGGAATCCTCTTTCCATCCATTCCGCGTATTTCATCACCTCTTTTGCATCTCGCGTTATCTCTTTTTGTGGGCAGGAATCTAGTTCGAAGTAACCTGTCTGGTTGCACTTGTCGCACCCCAATTCATTGCATGACGGGCAAGCTAACCTAACTCCTAAATCCTTGCACTTTCCGCCAGTACACGATTTGCAAAGGACGCCGCCGCGAATCAGTGCTGTAACTCTTAGCTTTTTTTTTCCTCATATTTAATCAGTGAACCCGAAACCAGTTTTCGTAAAATCTCAACCATTCCAGTCCGAGTAAAAGCATCTTCGATATCGTTGCTGGCGTAACCTTCAATCCGATCGACGTTTGCTTTGAATAGCTCCGTTAGACGGTCTTGGAATGCCTCGCTTGAATCGTCAGGGGTTCGTTTCCAAAGCTCATCAAATGCCGCGTCATAGTCTCGCTGCTGCCTGGCTGATTTGGCTTTGACGATGCAGCAAGGGGGATTCTCGATGCCCTCATGTCGATCCAAAACAATCTTGCCGAGTTCTCCCGGCTCTAATGCAAACATATTACGGCCCTGCAAACAGAATCGTTAGCTCGTCATTTCCGCTATTGCCACGATTCAATTGATAAGTCAGTGTGTCGGTTTGCAGTCCTTCGCGTTCAGCCTCCTGCACGTTGGTGAGCTGAAACTTCGATCCTGTGAATGTGATTTCATCGGTTGAATCGACCAGCGTTGCTGTTAGCACTCGCTCGACTGGCGTGATCCAATCTGAGTATGGTGCATAGGTCGCCACGAGCTTAGATTCTGGGTCGATCGCCCCGACTGGCAGTCTGTTTGTGATGATGAAAGAATGCAACCCATTTACTGATGCTGAACATGTTCGTGGAGTAATGACGTTTCCAAAGTCAATTGTCATCGAAGAGAAGCAGGGAGTGACCGCAGCAATCGTTACCGTTGCCGATGTCGCTCGCATTGGCAGCAAGGTCGGATAAGTAGGGGCAAGAATTGCAACGTCGGTAGGTGTGACCCAAGCACCGGTAAACGTCCAATTAAGATCGACGGGCTTGCCAGGAACGATTGTTACAACGCAATTGCCGACCGCTCCGCGAATTGATTTGAACGTTCCATCGATATAGAGGCCCATCGTGAGCGTTTTGACGTTCGATCCTGGTGCTTCAGACTTAGGCGAAAAGGTTCCAGCCGAATTGGTGAATCCGCAAGCAGGCAAGAGGGTTGATGCCCATCCCGGTACGCCTCCAGCACCGTCGCCAAATAGCTCAGTCCGAAATGTCAGCGTGCCAGATGCTTGACCAACCGACCCAGTGATTGAACCAAAGGCCGCCTGACCCATTCGAGATACGAACTCAATCGTGGGCTGAATAGTTGCGTCAAAAACATTAAACGCCGCGTCCGATCCTGCCAATGAAATAGCGGTTCCGACTGTGGTTTCAATCTTGGCTGCTAAAACTCGTTTTCGTGCCAGTAGTGTCATATCATTCCTCCGTGTTTTGCTGCCAGTTTAAGCCGCCTGATTTTTTGAGATTCAAATATCTGATTCGTTCGGCAAGTTGTTTTTTGACTTCTTCAGTTGAGATTTCGACTACCCTGCTGAGACTTCGCTTGACCAATGAGCCAAAAGGACTTGCACCTTTCATCTTCAAGATCGGCCCACGAACTCCGCTTTCCGGTCTGGTGTAAACCTGCCCGCCGAACTTTTTGACGATAAACGCTCCCGGATAATGCGTTACGCCTTTCTTCTTCTCGATCCTCGCCGAGACGCCTTTTTTCGTTTCCCTTGCCTTGAAGTCCCGCAGCGGTATTCGCCATGACTTTGCAAGACTACAAGTCACCTTCAGATTCTCACGTTGTTTCCTGATTTTGATTTTGCTTCGAACAACCTTTGCCGCTACGTTCAATTCTGCCGTGACCTGCTGCGTCATGGCTCGTGCTGTCTTGTTTCCTGCTTTGCCTAACGCCGCATAAGTCTCTTTCGCCAAGTTCTCGGAAACTGCATTCAACGAACCAATTAGTTCGTCAAGTCCTCTCGATTCAACTTTGATCATGACCGCACCTCGAACGGATTGGATTCTGAAACTCGATACATTACCGCAATCGTTACTGATGCCGATTCGAAGCCGTCTTGCGTTGTTCTTTCGATATCGCCTACCTCGGCATTGATCGCTACGCCGCCGAACCTGTACCAATCAATGACATCAGTGATCGACTTAATAGCCGATTCTGCAAACTCTCCAATAGCCTTGTCTGCTGCGTCGGTATCATGAATTGATTGCAAAACATGCAGATAGATTTTGAGGTTAACCTGCCTGCCGATTGCTGGCGGATTGCCGGGACAGTCGTAAGCAGTAAACCTGACTGCTGGAGTCTTGGCTAAAACGATCTGATGATCTTTTGGCACCCAATCGTTGATCCGCCTTGCCACTCGCACCACCTCGACAACGCCGTCGCAGTTGAGCAAACGTAAGTATGCCTCTGCTGCAATTTGTTCGTCGATGGTTAGCGGCATTCAATCACCAGCATGTCGGCATCTTGCGTTATCAATCGCGTTATCGTGTGATAGGTTGCTGCCATTCCGTCTCTCGTTGGAAATAGCAATCTATCGCCACCCATATCAAGTTCCTCGCCTGTGATGCCGGTTGTGACATTGTTGGCAACATGAACTTCGAACACTGGCAGGACAGTCAGCGAATCGTTTTCGCCAACTGCCTCAAGTTGCTCGCGAATGACGACTGCATTAATTGAACGGTCTGTCCTGACCGGCCTGCCGGGGTAGTTGTATGGTGAGTACACTACCGCTTCGGCAAATTGGTCAGTATTCAAGAACACGCTCGAAACGTGCGAAGTCATCAAGTCGCGAAGTGTCATTTGTTACCGTCGACAAATCACGTTGATGTAATCGATAACAACGGAGTCGGCGTTTGTGTTTGCTGCCTTCTGCAACTGGATAATCGGTTGCAAACCAGACGAGTACTGCGACATGTTGAAGGTTGTCGAAGTGCAAACCCGCTGTCCGTCGATGAAGAAATGAACGTCAGACTTGCCGTTGCTGAAGTCGATGTAAAACCGCTTGTAAGTGGTTCCCAAAGTTACGCCGGTTGACTTGTCATCGTTGTCGGTCGTTCCGTCATCGGACTCACAATAGACCAAAGTTGTTGAGCTTGCTCCCACCATCTTGAACCATGCGTGAGCCGCGACGGAGTCAGTGGTATCGGCACGAGCAGAGCCAACGCCGAATACCAACTCGCTACCGCTGGTGAAGGTTGATGCACCAATCTTCACCCGCATTTCGACCGACTGAATGTTGTCGATGTCGAAATCCAAAGCGTCGTTGAAGTGCGAACAAATGTTGACAATCGCGTTGTCATTGTTCAGAGTCATCGTCAGTTCGCTGGTTCCCTTAGTGTAGGTTGGAGTTCCAGTCACCGAAGTATCGTCAACCATCCACGCGGTTGCCGGATCGGCGGAAGTTGGCAAGGTTGCCACCGTTCCGTTGAAATCATCGTAAAAAGTTTGAAAGTCTTTCATGCCTGCCATGATTTTTTCTATCCTTAAGTTTTGAGTTTATTTGAAAGAGAAAAAGGGGAGCATGGGCCTCCATGCCCCCTTGGATCAAGCAACTACGTTATGCAGTTGCGTATTTGTAAAGACCTCGCCAGTCAATGGCTTTGACGCCGAAAGTCTGTCGAACCTTGTACTTGTAAACGTCTTTGTCAAAGTCCCATTCCTGTTCGAGAACGGGTTGTTCTTCGCCTTGCAAGAAGGTCAATTCAACCGTGTCGATTTGTCCACTGTCAGCGGCAGCGTACCAAGCGGTTGTGCTGTTGCCGTCCAGTTGGGCTTCTTCAACCACGGTTAGCGTGCGTGAACCGCCGCGTCCGTAGATGTTTTGAACGCCGCTGTTGTTGTTGGCAGCGTTGTAGCTCATGCTTGTGACCAACTCTTGAGCAGCAGGCCCAAGCGTTACAGGCACGATCAGGTAGCGTGGAGTGATGCCAAGTACAACGGAACTGTTAAGTCCCTTTTGCAACGCCATCGCGGTGAAGGCAGTATTCAGCGTTGTGACGCTGGGGCCTGCCGATGCTCCTGCCAGGTTGGTTCCGCTGGCGTGCGAACCGAACAAAGCAACTCCGTCACCCATCAGGGCATTGGCTGTCAGCACTTCGTAAACCTTTTTGTTCTGGGTTCGTCGTGCTGCGTTGCCATGCATTTGAGGAATGCGGCTGATTGCGTCAAGATCGTCGTTGACCACTGTTTCCCAAGAGACGGTAAACAATCGGCCAAACTTCTCAACAACGTAAGATTCTTTCGAATCGGTCATCACGCCTTCAGGGTACAGATCGTTTTCGGGAACTGCCAACAGGTCAGGCGATTCGCTGAACCGAACGCGATTGATAGTCTTGAAGTCCGCAACTGATGGAGCTTGACGGGCCCAAATGTTCCAAGTGTAGGGTGCTTCGTCGTATCCCGCCAACAGCGTTTTGTTGGCTGCATTCAGCAACAGATTCGAAAACGTGCCAGTCGTGTGATAGGCGTCTCGAATGATGTTGGCGTTTCGCATTCGCTCGATTGTTGCTCGGTGTCCGAGTGCAACCAATGCGATGTCCTTGGGGTTCATGCCAAGCGTGTTGATGCCTTCGGATCGCAGGATTTCTTCAGCCATTCGAAACATTCCGACTGATTGAAACTTGCGTGCGTCTTCGGTCAATTCGATTTGCTGACGAGAACCGCTCGCCTTCAATGCTCGACTTATCAAACCCTTTTCGATGTCTTGTCGCAGGATGTCCCTGCCTTCTCGCTGTTGACCGAATTCTGACGAACCGCCAGCTCCGACCGGTTTTTGTGCTTCCATGATCTTCTCCAAAATCGACTGGCGTGCTTTGTCGAGGTTCACTCCGCTGTCACACAGCGAATCTGCAAATGAACGCTCGATCTTTGCTTGCTTGCACAACGCTTGGATTTCCTTGCGTCGTGTGTTATCTGCTTTCAAGGCACGCTCTACGGCGTCCTTGAGTTCTTCTTCTTTTGGTTTTTCGTCTGCCATTTCCTCGCCTTCCATGTTTTCAATTTCCGCAACTGGCTCCACGACCGGTTCCAGCACTGGCTCTTGCAGTTTGTTGGGATCGGTCATCAAACCGATTGCCCAAGTCAACGCCTGTTCTGCGTCTGCGATTTGTTCCGGCATTCCTTTTGCAACCAATGCTGTTTTGAGTTCTTCCGATAGCATTCTCTTTCTCTCCTTAGTGATTTCATAAGATCGCAGCAATTCTCTTACGGTACTTGTTTCGTCTGCTCCTGCTGCGACCAGTGAAGCATCAGAGGGTACCCAGTCAGTCACAATGACCGCCGGCCCTTCAACCTGTGTCTGTCCAATCAATTCCGATTCGCCTCGTGCAATGGCTCTGCCTTTATGCTGCAATGCGGTAATTGAAAAGTCTGTTAAATGTCCGTCCAGCAACTTCTCGAATGCCTCTTGGCTTGCTGCGTCCTTGGCAAAGGTCGCATCTCCAACGAGTTCCGAACCTTCAACGCGAATGTTCCGAACGGAGCCGAGTACATTGCGAACGGTTGAACGGTTGTGAGAATCGACAATCGGCAATTGGTTTTTCTTGCCACGGAATCTCACGCCGTTCATCGAAAGCACTTCGCGGTAGATTTCGCCGGTTACATCGTCAACCCGCTCAATTGGATTTTCGGAAGCAATCACGACCGGTACCGAACGGGCTTGCGTGTCGGCAAGTTCCCGCCGCAGTTCGACCATTCGCAAGATTTGCTTTGGTGCTTTCATTCAGCGATCTCCGTTTCTATTGCCCCGCTACCGTCCAGTGCGTCTTGAATCAAAGCGTCAATCGATGCCTGTCCCATACCGATAGATGACAGGTAAACCCTTGCCTTTTGCTCTGTCGTTTTGCCGTCTTGCAGTTCTGTTAGGATTGCTTCGATAGCCTTCCGATTCCTCTTAAATTGCAACGTCGATAAAGCCGCCATTTCGCCTGCCGGTTGATTCGATTCTGCCTCTGGATTTGCCTTCTGTGCGTTTGTCTCTGCCACTTGGGCATTGGCATTTTGTGCATTGGTCAAGGCGGCTTTTGCTGCTGCTGGTGAAGTCAAACCGAGCTTGGCAAACAGTGCTTCTTCTTTTGCTCGTTGATAGGCAATGTGTCGCCAATTGTGACCGCGTGACCCTAGCTCGCTGGCATAGGTAGATTGGTTGGCAACAATCGCCGCCTCGCCGCTGGATTGCTCAACACCTGGATCGACCCATTCCCAAGATGGAGGCATGAACTCAGCAGGAGCGAACCGACCGAAGTCTGCTTGTAATTGCTGGCTTGTTGGGAATCCGACCCGACCGGCTAATGCGGCTGACTCGCAAAACCGTTTCCAAGTTGGTGCGCAAAGATGGTCGATGAGATATTTCTGCCATCGTCGGAACCGTCTGCGATCTTCTAGCTGGCTTGTGCGTGAGCTTGAATAGTTGGTTTGTGAAAAGTCTCTTGCAACGATCTCGTAGGACAATCCAGTGCCAACCGCGATACCGCGAAGCATTAAGTTAATCCAAGGTTCCGCACCGCTATTTGGACGACCGGGATTGAAGAACGTAACGTCCTCTCCCGGTTTCAATCGGAACATCATCCCCGGTTCCATCCACTCAGGAGTCGCGGTAGATTCCGTTTCTGTCTCGTCGCCAGGTAGTCCAATGATCGGGCTATCGCTTTTGATCGCTCCAACGGAACAGGATGCAACAGCACCGGCCTGCATTTCGTTATCGACGTACAATCCAAGATCCCGCAACCAACGGACAACAGGAGCGAACCAAGTTATCCCTCGGTTCTGTCCAACTCGGTCACGCCGGAAAAGATGCTGAATGTTAGACGCTTCAATTCGTACCGGTTCCCGTCGAATGGATATCAAGTCGCTTGGATGGTTCGGATAAACCCAATAGGCAACCGGCATCCCGATTTCGTCGATCTCGACACCGCGAACCACTCGCAAGCCATTTGATTTCAATTGGTAGGTATCCCGATCGGTTGCCAGTCTATCCGCTTCGATTAGTTCCAAGGCAAACGGGACAGGCCGACGAATGCCGCGATAATCCATCGGGACAGTTACGAAGTGAATCAACAACTCGCCGGCTTCTGCGATTTCCCGTTGTGCTATTTGCTGGACTTCTTGAAACGTGTACTGTCCCGTTAGTTCTGCAACCTCGCACCATTTTGCCCAAACGGAATCACGAATCTCGTTAACGTGTTCGATGTCCTCGCCGTCTTGCGTTTCGAGTGCCGACATTGTTTGAATGCCAGTACCGACAACGCTGGAAACGATGGTATCGACCACTCCCCATGCGTAAGCGTTATTGCGAACCAACTCGCGTGCGTATGCTCTTGCAGAGTCCGCACCGAAGGGTGACATTAACTCTTGGTCTGCCGGTCTGTTAGAAGGTCGCTTGGTCGCATTTACGCCGCCGGTTTCGCCTGCTGCGTATGCTCGCTTGATTGGCTTGGAGCGAAATAGATTCGCGAATCGGCTGAGTAGTGATGGTTTCTTTTTCATCGGCTTGGCCTCGTAATTCGTGCCAAGCGGATTGCACCACCGCTTTGTCGCTGGACTTCATTCAGCAATAATCGCCGCTGTTCAAACAGATTCGGCAAGTCCAGAGTGGTGACGGATCGCGCACCGATAGAATAAGACGACGCACCTCCGGTCAGGAGTGCTTCTATTGCGATTTCGACTTGCGTAAGAAGTGCAGACGGATCTAATGCCATTCACGAAATTTTATCGGAACGGCAGAGTTTTTAGCGTGCTTGTTTTACTACGCTATAGCAAACACAATCGACTAAGACTTGAATCGGTTTCCACAGAAGCGACATTTGCAATAGCGGACAACCGCACTGCCTTCGCGACGAACAGAATAGACGCTCGTGTAGCTTTCGTCAGTTGGTCGTCTGGCTGTACATGCCGAACAGTTTGGTGCAACGTATGTTGTAACCCTCGGCTTTATCTCCTCCAACCGTTGATCCAGCCCCCCTTCCGTTGCCGGAAGTTCTGAGGTCTTGATGCTTGCCGGTTCGTCGGCTTGCTTGGTTGTTGTGGGATTGGTTGGACTCTTGGCACGATCCTGAATCCCAAGATTGCCGTTCCCGCCAAGGCGTATGCCGTCGAGTCTAGCCAGTGATTGTTTCGATTTTTGACGACCCATTTTCTTGTCAATCCTTTTCCAGTAGTGAATGTTTCCTCGTACTGTTCGGAAACTAAATGATGAGAGAAACTAAGATGCTGCTTGTTATCGAAACTTGAGAAGATTGAAAGCGAACCTTCGTTAAGCTGATTGACTTCGTTGAAGGTCGCTGTCTTAATTCGTTGCTGGACTTGGTTTTTCCAGTACACTCCGTTGATATGGTACAACCATCCGCGTGAGTCCTTTTGAAATTCTGCTCTGACTTCTTCGAAATGCCTTGCGGTAGGTGTGTCTGCACCGGTAAACCGGAATCCTTCAGGTTGTCCCTTCGCCGGCATGAATGGGAATCCAGCTTGCTTACAGAACCCGTAAACAGATTCGGTATAGGTTCCTGAGTCGATCAGCACCAGGTCAGGAGAACACTGGGACAGGATATCGATTCGCCATTCGTGCAATCGATTGATCAATGAACGCTCTACCGTCTCCTGTGGGGTTGTCGCTTGCATCCCGTGATTCTCGATAACTCCGTAATCAATAACGTGCGTAATCGCATTGCCATGCACACAAAGCTTTGTCCAATACGATTGGTATTTCCCAAGGTCAACGCCAAAAACAATCTTCAAAGGTGTCTCAACCTTTGGCAGTTCGTTGCGACCGAATCCGCTCATGCGAGAGGAGACTACGCCAGCAGTTAGTCGCATTGTTTCTGGTTCGTCTTCTTGCTCTGGATCTTGTTGCAACTCTGCCAAGACTTTCGGCAAACCCCAATCGGATATGCGGTTATAGAACGCTTGCAATGCGTCCAATTCTACCCGATCCCCGTTGGCGTTTGTCTCTGAAACGAATCGATGCGGGTTGCTAAGTACCGTTCCCGCCTTCATGGCTTCCATGTTGTCGATGTAGTATTGGGTCGCTGTCGGCCCATCCTTCAGACCTTCTGCTTGATCCTTTTGCCGCAATGCCAGATATTCGTCCCAATGCTCTTTATTGTCAGGCCACGATTCCAAGAGAGGGTATCTGTCTCCCTCAAAGGTTGGTTTGATCTTTCGGTCTGTTGCTCGATAGGAGAAACAACGCCGATTCTGAATCGTTGTCAGCACAACCCGCGATAACCTGGCAGTTGGCCCAGCAAGTCCCGCCACATCGCCGTCGATCATGTCTTCAACGTCTTGATGTTTGTTTGTTGGAGAGAATGCAACTTCCCGCGTCTCTGGATCGTCGATGATTGCCAAGTCAGGTCGGTTTTCCTCGAATCCCTCGCCGCGGATGGCAGAGTCTAATCCGAAATAGACGAGACGCTTCCCGCCCACATCGTTCGTTTCCCAATCGCATTTGATGGTTGGCATAACAACCAGTTCTTGACTCCACGTTATCCGTGTCAATTCGCCGTCAACGTGCTGGCTTGCTGCTCGCTGTGGCGCACCTCGAAGCGAAACAACCGGAACGCACAACTCTGGAAAGTCGCCAGCAAACTCTGGGAACTTGGCACTATTGTCGAACTTGCTTTTGAATTGCTTAAATAGCTTTTTGCGTATAGCGACACTTCTATCAGAAGGGCCATTCGCACGAAAGGCACATGCAGGGGTTATTACTGGTCATATCTCGGAACCACAAGCATTGAGAAAATAACTGAGAAACCGAATCGCATTTTCGCATTTGATAAAAACGGTTCATGCGTTGGCGAGTTTCCGTCAATCACATCGGGTGCTAAGAGGTTTAATTGTCACGCAACCGTAATTTCATCAATACTAAAAGGCGGGTCGAGAGCAAGGACAGCAGGCGGAGTGTATTGGTCAAGTTGCAAAAGCAGTCCGCCTTCTGTTGAGTCTAGGAGGTCAAAGCCGATAATTCAGATACGTCAATGCGGGTCGGTTGTGCATTGGGATTCAGCCAGGCAGGCAGCAAAGTCTATTGGCGTGAATTACAGAAGCATTTCAGACGTATTAAACGGAACATCTAAAACATTGAGAAACGATAGATCAAGATGGGAATTCGCGGAGAATTATCTCTCTTTACAACCGCAATAAATAACGACTATCCAATTACTCAGGAAACAAGACAGGCGTTGATAGATACCGCAATGTCTATCATGAGCAACCCAAGCTCAAGCGAAAGGGAAAGGATATCGGCAGGCAAATTAATCATAGCAGCAGATTTAGCCAATGAGAGAAAAGCACAAGGAATGAATTCCGAAATGCTTTTATTGATTGCCGAACAAAATGGAATCAAAGATGATGTTCTCAGAATTGTCAGCGAGCGAAAAGGCAAAACGAATAGCGAATGCAATATTGTCGATGCAGTCGAAGGGCAACAGCAACAGCAATTATAGCGTCAAGAGAAACAACGAGATGCATCGTCAGCGTGCCTCCAGAATGGAAGGAGCACGCATCTACATTCCAGAGCCAGAGGATATGGCAAGGCGTGAAGCGTGCCTAAAAGATCCTGAAATGTTTCTGAGAACATATTTCAAACCGATCTTCTTTAATCCGTTTGCCAAGCATCACCTGGCAATGATTGACGCAATTTG